ATGAAAAAGATTATCGCATTTTTAAAAATGAGTAACCGTTACAAGCATCTTATCGGTGGTTTGATGGTAGGTCTATTGGGATTTACTCCTTGGACGGCCTTTTATGCTGCGTTCATTGCAGCTTCCTGTCTGGAACTGAAAGATACTCTTCGGGGAAGTCCTTGGGACTGGATTGATTGGGGGCTCACCGTCGCGGGTGGCAGTATATCCGTTTTATTTTGGATGATAGTGTAATTCGTTTATCTGTTTTGCCTGTTAAATCAGTAACTTTGCAAGCGGTAGAGTTCCCCAATAGTCCGTGTGGTCTATCGCGGGTACAACAATGCGAATGCGAATGGCGGTGTGTCGAATGCGAATGCGAATAACGATGCTTCGAATACGAATGCGAATGTCGGCTCGCGTCTGGAAATCTAACAAATCGGCGTACAGCAGCGGGGACGTGTCCCCGAAGCGGTGCCGAGGGGAGCAAGCCACAGCAACAGCACCAGAAAAGGTGGAAAGCTGAAAAATCACGCGTCGGGTGGAGTTTGGTAGGCTGTTATCAGTTCGAAGAAGTCAGACCCGGGGAAAGGAAGGCCCTCATCTTCCATGTTTATTAACCAATAGCTTATGCGCAGGGAAGGATATATTATCGAGGAAATCATCGAATACTCCAATATGTCGGAGGCATTCGATTCGGTACTTCGCGGAACCGATCGTAAGAGGTCAAGGCAGGGACGGTTCCTGCTTGCCCATAGGGAGAAGATTATCGCCGAACTGACGGCTTCCATTGCGGACGGCTCATTCCGGCTGGGCGGCTACCATGAGAGGGAAATTGAAGAATACGGTAAAAAACGTATTTTGCAGATCCTGTCCATGAAAGACCGTATCGCTGTGTTTGCCATCATGAATGTGGTGGACCGCCACCTGCAAAAACGTTATATCCGGACAACCGGTGCAAGCATCAAAAGGCGCGGTACTCATGACCTGATGAACTGCATACGTACCGATTTGCAAAAAGATCCGGAAGGCACGCTTTACGCATACAAATTTGACATCCGGAGGTTTTACGACAATGCGCGGCAGGACTTTGTTATGTGGTGCTTCCGGAGGGTGTTCAAGGACAAAAAGCTGTTGGTCTTGTTGGAGCGGTTTGTTAAGCTGCTGCCGGAAGGTATCAGTTTCGGACTGCGCAGTTCACAAGGGGCAGGAAATCTGCTTCTGTCTGTATTTTTAGACCACTATCTGAAGGATAAGTACGGGGTTCGTTATTACTATCGCTATTGCGATGACGGACTGGTACTCGGTAAAACGAAAGCGGAATTGTGGAAGATTCGTGATGCTGTTCACGGGCAAATGGGAAAAATAGACTTGGAAATAAAGCCGAATGAACGGGTGTTCCCTGTAGAAGAAGGCATTGATTTCCTTGGCTATGTTATCCGTCCCGACTATGTAAGATTGCGGAAACGCATCAAACAGAAGTTTGCCCGGAAGATGCACGAGGTAAAATCGAGAAAAAGACGGCGGGAACTGATTGCCAGTTTCTACGGCATGACGAAGCACGCCGACTGTAATAAGTTGTTTAAAAAATTAACAGGCAAAGAAATGAGAAGTTTTAAAGACTTGAATGTCGCTTACAAGCCGGAGGACGGCAAGAAGCGATTTCCCGGTGTGGTGGTAAGCATCCGGGAACTGGTAAACTTACCGATTGTAGTGAAGGACTTTGAGACCGGTATCAAGACCGAGCAGGGAGAAGACCGCTGTATTGTGGCCATCGAAGTGAACGGCGAGGCAAAGAAGTTCTTCACCAACAGCGAGGAAATGAAGAATATTCTCGCACAAGTAAAGGAAATGCCGGATGGTTTCCCGTTTGAAACGACCATCAAGACAGAAACATTCGGCAAAGGTAGAACCAAATACGTGTTTACATGAGAAGAGTTGAAGGAAATTCCGGGGTTTCGCTGATGGAATGCACGAACCCGGTTAAAGACAAATGGCGCATCCGATGGGATGTGCAGGAAAAAGAGAACGGCTCTGCCTCCTACATGGAAGAGGAGTTCGGGCATAAGCCTACTGATGAGGAAATCCGCACATTGGTTATGTCCTGGTATAACAGCCAGACTGATGCAGCTATCCTATCCGGATTCGCCTATAATGGTGCCCCTGTATGGCTTTCCACGGAGAACCAGTACAACTATAAGGCAGCATACGATCTGGCTGTTCAGACGGGCGGAGAAACCCTACCGGTCACATTCAAGTTTGGTTCGGATGAACAGCCCGAATACCATACTTTTAGTCGGTTAGATGAGTTGAAAGACTTCTATACGAAAGCGGTAAGGTATATTCAGAAGGTTCTGGCTGAAGGCTGGGAAAAGAAAGATAAGTTCAATTTGGATTTATACCGGATTAAATGATTGATAATCCCTTCGGGGGAGGGATAAAAAAAGCCCCCGGCCTGTTAATATAGACGCCAATCATTTATTAACACAAAACGCCACGAGAGTGCGCGACCGGGGGCAATGCCCTCTGCCGCACTCTCGTGGCGTTTTTACGCATTAAATAAATGATTGGCATTGCAAAAGTACAAAAATGATTGGATATGACATTGTTTGAAGCACTTAAATTTAACAGAGAACCGCTTGAAATGCTTATAAGTTTGGGCGGCAAGCAGGATGACCTTCGATTCATAGACTTATATACGGAGTATGAGGTCATGAAAAAACAAGGTGAAAAGACCACTTATGCAGTGGCGTTTTTGGCAAATAAATATTCGGTAAGCGAACGCAAGGTGTATGATATTATCAAACGGTTTGGAAAGCACTGCACGCTCGGTGCAGTGTGATTGATGTGCCGGGGATGCCTTGTGTTGTCCGGTAGAGCTACCTTTGTACAACCAAAAATAAAGCTCATGAATAAGTATTACCAGACATTAGACAAGATACTCCAAACGGGCAAAATCCAGACCAATAGGAAAGGCCGTATCAAGTATCTATTAAACGAAAGGCTCATGCTGACCCCCGCTGATTTACTTGACATATTTGAAAGCCACGGGATAGCCAGGAAAAAGCTGAAAGAGGAATTGAAACTGTTTATGCAAGGAGTCCGGGATGTGGAAAAATACAAAGAGGCAGGGATTACCTGGTGGGATTATTGCGGCCATACCCTTGTAAACAGCTATCCAACTTACTTTGAAAAGCTTCCACCCCTCATAACCAGGATTAACCGGGAAAAGCGCAACAGCAAGAATTATGTCCTGTTTCTTGGAGAAACCGGGGTGGAAAGCAACCAGGCACCCTGCCTGAGTCTTGTGCAGTTCCAAATTGATGAGGGAGAACTGGTGCTATCTGCATATCAGCGTAGTTCTGATGCGAACCTTGGGCTTCCGGCTGATATTTATCATCTTTATCTGATGGCAAGGCAGGTGGAGCTTCCCCTGAAGTCCATAACCCTTGACCTTGGAAATGTGCATATATATGAAAATAACATTGACCGGACTCTGGAACTGTTATCCGGAGTTGAAAACATTAAATTTGACTTGAACGTATGAAGAATATGAATTTATCTGCACCACTGCCATTTGTAGGCCAAAAAAGAATGTTTGCTAAAGAGTTTATTAAAGTTTTGGAACAGTTCCCTGAAGATACCGTGTTTGTGGACTTGTTTGGCGGTTCCGGACTTCTTTCGCATATAGCCAAAAGAAGCAAGCCCGATGCTACTGTTGTCTACAATGACTTCGACAACTACCGGTTCAGACTGAAAAATATCCCACAGACAAATAAACTGCTTGCCGATATTAGGGAGCTGGTGGGTAATTCGATACCCAAACATAAACCAATTAAAGGGGAACTTAGAGAACGCATTTTTAAACGTATCGAGGAAGAAGAACTAAATGTTGGGTACGTGGATTTTATAACCTTATCATCCTCACTAATGTTCTCCATGAAGTATAAATTGTCTGTAGCCGAAATGCGCAAGGAAGTCCTTTATAACAACATTCGCAAGACCGGTTATCCGGAGTCTTCTGACTACTTAAAAGGGCTTGAAATTGTATCATGCGACTACAAAGCAGTATTCAACCAATATAAGGATGTTCCCGGAGTCGTCTTTTTAATTGATCCGCCTTATCTTTCCACTGATGTTGGTACGTACAATATGTATTGGCGCTTGTCTGATTATTTGGATGTTTTAAAGATACTCGAAAAGCATTCCTTCGTTTATTTCACATCCAATAAATCCTCCATACTTGAACTGTGTGAATGGATTGGAGCAAACAGAACCATTGGCAATCCTTTTGAGGGTTGTACAAAAAAGAAATTCAATGCCCACATGAATTATTCTGCCGAATATACAGACATGATGCTGTATAAGAAACAGGAAAAATTAGTTCATAAAACAGCTGCTTAGCACTGAACAAAGATACAATTTTTCAAGCAGAAGGCCAAACTTTTGAGCCTTATTTTAATGCCGTTATAAAGCCATTTTTTATGAAATTATAAAGCCGAAACAGAGGTCATTACAAAACTTTTGTTTCGGCTTTTTGAGTGTTGCGCGCTTTCCTTTTTTGAACGCTTCGTTTTGTCCATTTTCCTAAAAATCGAACGCTTCGTTTCGGATTCTGCGGAAATTTGGATTTGCGGATTATACATCCCATACTTGTAACTCCGTATAAGGGACGGTTAACTCTACTTTTTTCGTTTCTCCTTTACGTAGACTGATGCGCTGGAATGCTTTCAGTTGTTTGATAGGATCTTTGTCCGTATGTTTTCGTGCGGAAACGTAAAGTTGTACAACCTCATCACCATTCATATCGCCGGAATTTTTCAGGTTGAAGCATACCCTTAAGGTATCGCCACGTTCAATAACACGGTCATTGAGAGTTGTTCCAGAGTAATTAAAGCGGGTATAGCTTAGTCCATAACCAAAAGGATATAATGGCTTTTCTTTAAAATACATATATGTCCGACCGTGAGTAATATCGTAATCCATCATGTGAGGAAGGTCGGTGATATTTTTCACCCAGGTTTGGGTTAGTCTGCCTGCCGGATTATAATGTCCGAATATAACATCGCTTACAGCATGTCCCAACTCCTGACTGCATTGGGTGAGATGAAGCAGAGCGGGTACTGTCTGGTTGGCTCGATTGATGGCATAAGGAAAGCTGCTGATCAATACTCCAATTGTATTGGGATTAGTTTGAGCAACTTGTAAAAGCAAATCTTCTTGATCCAGTTGTAGCGACTGGCGGTCGACGGCTTCTTTTCCTTCACTTATGACGGGAGCTTGTTCCCAGCCGGCATTGCAGGTAGGATGGTTGCCGACACATACAATGGCAACATCTGCCCATGCTGCAACCGTGCGTGCGCTGTCCATTCGGTTGGTTTTTACATATCGTACTTCAATATCGTTACCTGCTTCCTCGCGAATAGCATCAAGTACATTTACTGTATAAAAAGGTTTGCCGGCATACCAGTCTTGCAGGACCTCAGTCGCACGTTGTCCGATGACTGCTATCTTCTTTATCTTATGTCTGTCAAGTGGAAGCAAATGGTCTTGATTTTTGAGTAAGACAATCGATTTAAGCGTAGCTTCGCGTACTAGTGCTTTGGCTTCCGGCTTGCTCCATGGAGCAATGGTATCAGTGACACCGATGGCTGCATAAGGATTGTCTTCTGCATGGTCCAGCAAACCAAGTTTGAGAGATATTCTGAGGTTTCCTCGGATTGCTTTTTCTATATCTTCCACACTAATGAGTTTTCGGTGCAGTGCTTCGTATACGGCATCCTTATATTCATCCAGAAACTTCGTAATACCTGCTTTGATGCATGCAGCTGCCGCAGCTGCCCGGTCGTTGTCAAAACGTTTATGGTCGCTCAACAGCAGTCGGAATGCTCCTCCGTCGGTCAGTAGCGTACCGTTCAGTCCCCATTCTTTCATGACGATGTTTCGTAATACGGGGTGCATGATACACGGAGTTCCGTTGTAGGCGTTATAAGCAGTCATCAAAGCCTGTGATCCTCCTTCGGTTACTCCTTTATAAAAAGGATAAGCATAATATTCGCGGAACAGTTTGTCGGAATAGTTGGAAGAAGAAAATGTACGTCCGTATTCATTACTGTTCGATAAGAAGTGTTTCATAAGTGAAGCATTTCTCCAGTATTTAGGATGATCTCCCTGTATGCCTTTGATGAAAGCTACAGCAAGCCGTGAAGTAAGAAATGCATCTTCACCATAACATTCTTCAGTTCGTCCCCAGCGAGGATCTCTGCCCAAGTCTACATGTACTGCACCCCAAAAGTTAGACACAAAACTTTTGGGGTGTTTTTTATGAAGTACAGTTATGAACAACGGCTTATTATCGTTAGCCGGGTAAAACAAGGAGAGTTAATAGCTCATTTGTCAAAGGAGTATCATATCAATAAGACTCAGATATTGGCATGGGTGAGAATGTGGGACAAATATGGTCCTTCTGGACTAGAGCAACAACCACATTGTCGCCCTACGGTTAAATTAAAGGAAGAAGTAGTACGTTTAATATTGGAAAAAGGTGTACCTTTATCCCATGTAAGAATAGAATACAGAATTGGTAAGACGGCTCTACAACGCTGGGTCAGTACAGTACGCAAGTATGGTTACGAAGCTCTTGCGCCGTCCAAACGCCAAGGAAGAGCATTAAAAGAACCTATGGGACGTCCAAAGAAGAAAGAACCGCAAACGGAACTTGAGAGGCTTCAGGCTGAAAATCTCCGCCTGAGGGCAGAGAACGCGCTGCTAAAAAAAGCGAAGGCCTTAGTCGAGGCAAAGAAGGCCCAAGCACTTCTGAATGGGCGCGAACCATCGACGAACTAA